CAGTTTATTCTTGTGAATATCGCGAACCTCTATGTCAACCGCGAAGCCGACGCGACACAGCTCATTTGCCCAGGACTCATCACGGAGTATCGGTTATGGCGTTGAAAGTGACAGTCGGTGATCTCCGTCATCGGGTGACGATTCAGGCGACGACCGCCGTGCAGGATTCGAGCGGCTCATACCCAGAATCGTGGAGCGACGTGGCCACGGTATGGGCCCGGATGCGTCCGATCTCCGGGCGCGAGTTCTTCGCGGCGGAACAGGCGCAATCGGAAGTAACCCATGAGGTGACTATCCGCTTCCGGCGCGGCATATCCCCGGCCAACCGGCTCCTATTCGACAGCCGGGTGTTCGACATCGGCGCGGTCATCAACGCGGACGAGCGGAACGAATGGATGATACTCTACTGCACGGAGCGGACGACCTGACATGGCGCACAAAGTCACCATAGTAGACCATTACGACGAGGTCATGGCCGTAATCAACGCCGACACACTGGAAAAGCTCGGGAAAGCGGCAATGATCGTGCGCGATACCGCGCGGGCTGAATGTCCTGTCAGGACCGGCGCGCTCCGGAGGAGTCTACGAATCGCGGTCGAGAAGGCGGCGAAAGCGGCGAAAGTCATTGCCGGGAACAAAAAAGCGTGGTATCCCCATTTGGTACTCTTTGGGACCGTCGAGCGGTTCACGCGGGGCAAGGGGATGCACCGCAAAAAGAAGCGGTCAACGGGCGTTATCGCGCCGAACAACTTTTTGCAACGGGCGCTCGACAAAAACGAAAGTACTCTCCGCGGGCTGTTCGGAAAACCCATAACCGGGCACGATAAATGAAAGCATTCTTCGACTCCATAAAGTCACGGTATGACGGTTCGAACGGCGCATCCCTCCGCGCACTCAATCCGGGCGGCCTGTGGCGGGAACGAGCGCCACAGAAACAGGCGTATCCATTCATCGTCATGCACGACCTCGGCGGCGGGCAGAAGGACACGTTCGGGGAATACATCAACCACATGACCATGCAGTTCACCGTATACGACGACTCGCCGTCATCCGCTACCATCGAGGGGATCGCCGCCGCGCTCATGGCGCTGTTCGATTGGTGCGCGCTAACGATTACTGGGTATACCCATATCGTGATGCAGAGGACGTTCCAACAGTCGTTCTGGAATGACGAACAGCAGATTTGGCAGTATGTCGTTCACTACTACATCGAAGCGCAAAAAACATAACCACATACCGAAAGGAGGCCACCAGTGGCCAAAGTACACGGAAAATCAGGGAGCGTCACCTACACGAACATCACCGCCGCGACAAAGTCATGGACGCTCAATTACACATGCGACGTGGACGAATCGACCGATTGGGCCGCCGCCGCGACAGGGAAAACCTTCATGGCGGGCGTGACATCGTGGACCGCGACCGTCGAAGCATACTACGACAACACCAACACCGCCGCTCCGGGCGATTCCGCGACGCTCACGCTTATCCCGACGACCAACCTGAAGTACGAGGGCACGGCCATCATGACCTCGATGCGGGTCAGTGCGGCGGTTGACGGCGGTGTGGACACGATGACCTATGAGTTCCAGGGAACCGGCGCGCTCACCATCGACACCACCGCCTAACCGGAGACCGTGAAATGGCAAAAATACACGGCAAATCCGGCGCGCTCTACGCGGCATCGGGCATCATCCGGGCGACAACCATCTCGTTCACGGCGATCAACACCATTTCCGATTCCGGGAATGGGTTCGTGACGGCGGGATTCGTCCAGGGCCAGAAAATCATCGTGGCCGGATCTACATCGAACGATCACACCTACACGATCACGACCGGTGGCGTTGCGGCGGGCTCGATAACCGTATCCGCCACACCCAACGCGGTAGAGGACGAGGCCGCCGGGAAATGGATAACGGTGTATCAGGCCGCGCCGGGCGGAAGTCTCGCCGGGTTCTTTAACTGGTCGCTCGATTGGAAATGTGACCTTGCCGATGTGACCGATTGGGATTCCAGCGGCAAGCGCGAGTTCATCGCGGGCGTGAAGGAATGGAGCGCGACGGCGGAACGAAACTGGCATGATACCGCGAACGTATGGTTCGGCGCGGTGAATGGCACATATCAGTTCGTGCGGTTCTTCGTGAAGTATGTGGCTTCACCGAGCGTCGGCGACCCGGCCCTGTTCTACGAGGGGCTGGCCATCGTGACCGCCACACAACCGAGCGCGCCAGTCGATGACGCAATCAAGCAGACGTTCAACTTTCAGGGTGTCGGCGCATTGACTCCCGTCACACAGACAACATCATGGTAAGGGGGCTGTTTTGAAAATCGATACCGGAAACCTAAATCCAGGAACGTGGTTCGACATCCCAGGCGATACCGGGCGCATCTGTCTCCGCTCGCTCTCGTTCGATGACGCGGCGCGGATTCGCAAGATCACAAGCAAGGTCAAGGCCGAATACAAGAACGGCCAACGGTTCGAGTTCGAGGACACCGACGACGAGAAGGCGGCTGAAATGACATGGGACGCCTGTATCGTAGATTGGGACGGGCTGACGGGCGCGGACGATGCGCCGATCCCCTGCACCTCGGAACTCAAGATCAAGCTCATGAGGAACGAACCGAAGTTCGCCCGCATCGTGTCCGGTATGATTGAAAAGCTGAAACAGGCCGAGGCCGTCGCCGACGAGGCCGACTTAAAAAACTGAAACGCCTCGCCGCATGGTACGCGGTTCACGGCGGCGAGTGCGAAGGATGCAGGGAATCGGCGGCGATTACGAACGATGAACCGCCCTGTGACGTGTGCCAACCGGTCATCCTCCCCCGCAACCGGGAGGCATGGCGCATCTACCAGACGGCTCAAACACAGGTTGTCACGGCGGGAATGGGCGATGTGATCGGCATCAACTTCAACGCGCTTGAATTCGTGATGGAGCTTTACGGCGTCGAGAATCGCCGGGAGTGCTTTGAAAAGGTGAATGTCCTGTTCGGTGAGTATCACCGGGTGCGCCGGGAGAAAAACGGATGAAGCTGCTCGAAACGTCCGTCTACATCAGCGCCAAAGATGAAGCCCTGAAAACGGGCCTCAAAAGCGCGTCAAAGTACGCCCGCAAAGAAGTGTCGGACATGCAGAAAATGTTCGACTCGCTCTCGTTCAAATCATTGAACGTGAAAAACCTCCTTGTCGGCGCGGCGGGTCTATGGGGCGCAAAACAGGCCATTGACAACCTCGTCGGCTCCACGGTCAAGCTCGGCTCGGCGTACAACGACATGGCCGCGCGGACGGGCGTATCCGTCGAAAACCTCTCCGCGCTCGGTCACGCGGCGCAGCTCACCGGGGCCGATACCGATTCCCTCGAAAAGTCTCTCCGGCAACTCACCAACAACATGCTCGACACGGCGCGCGGGACCGGCGCGGCCCGGCAGACGTTCCGTGAACTCAATATCGGCGTCCAGGACGCGCGCGGGAACCTGCGTCCGACCGTTGATGTGATGATGCAGTTTGCGGACGCCATCAAGGGCATGACCGACGAGACGAAACAGGCCGCGTATGCGTCGGAACTGTTCGGCGCGCGGACGGGAACGAAGCTGCTCCCGATGCTCAAACAGGGGTCGGCGGGCTTGCGCGAAATGATGGAAGAGGCCAAGCGCCTCGGCATCACCATGAGCACGGAGGAAGCGGCGGCAGCGGATGAACTCGGCGACACGATGGACCGGCTCACAGGCGCAATGGAAGGCGTTAAGCGCGCCATCGCCATCGGGGTCATTCCGGCGATTACCGGCGTGGTGAAACAGTTCACTGAATGGATAGTCGCCAACCGCGAAATCATCAAATCCCGCGTATCGGAATGGATTCAGAAAATCGCGGACGGGATGAAACTGCTGTGGGATCATCGAAACACGATTAAGACCGCGTTCGAGGTTGCCACCATCGTTCTTATCACGTCGAAACTCATTGCCCTATGGGAAATACTGTCCAAAATCGGGGCCGCACTCGTCACAATCGGCACATCAAAGGCGTTCGGTATCATGGCCGGTGGAGGACTTGCGGCGGGAGCGGCGACAACCGGCATCGGCCTCGGCGCGGCGGCAACGGTGTACGGCGGCAAAAAGTACGCCGATGCGGTCACACCGAAAGGCTACCTCCCCGGACTCCCCTATGCGTCCGTCATGCCCACCAAAATGCCGACGGTTCCGCTCAATGACCCCTACGGCATCGTGCGCGCCGCCGATGGATTCAAGATACTGAAAACACAGGCAACATCGTTCTATGATACCGTGCGCACGGTTCCCGGCATCGGCGGGCCATCGAAAAGCGGCGCCGGTGGCGGCGCGGCATCCCTGTACGACTTCGCGGACTTCTATAACGCCAATAACCGGCCCGGCTCGGTGGTGTCAGCACCGTCAAATGAAATTATCGACGCGATAACCAATGAGGGCAAGCCCGACAGAAGTTTTCTTGGCCCCGAAGAGCCGGACATTATCAAGGCGTTGCGGGATATATACGAGCGTCCGGATTGGATGCGCACACCCGCATTGAGCGACTTGGCCGGGCAATTCGTGGGACCGGAAATGCCGGAAATGATGCGGAACGCGCTCAATACCGAAAAAGAATACACCGAAAAACGCCTGTCACTCCAACGTGAAGTGCGCGATTCCGAAGTGGCACTTATGACCGACAAATACGCCCAAGCCCGCATCATGGAAGTCAACCGGTTCAATGACGAAATCGCCGCGTACAACGGCCAATCCGAACTTATTGAACTCG